AAATCCCTTAGTAAATAATCTGCCAACATTTTATACTGAAACTGCAGTGCCGTTATACGCTTATTGTGGTCAGAGAAATGATGTTACTTTAACATCTACCAATTTTATTGATTTAAGAACGGTCAAGACGGGAAGCGCAACCGGGGTAGTTGTAGAAACAGACCCCGTGTGGGGTGCGGAAAAGGCCAGTTATGCTTTGCATACTGATGTCTTGGCAAATGTTACTCTTCTTGAGGGTAATGTTACACAAGTTCGCAATAACCTCTCTTTGTACTCAACTCATGGAGATATAACAGCTAACGTCACCCAGTTGTGGGCGAATGTTACTGCGATAATTTCCGGAGTGAATAACCTGTCCCTTTCAAACATAGCATCTAACCTGGGTAATTACTCCGCGGATAAGTCATCATATGCAAACCATTCAGATGTTACTGCGAATGTGACTCAACTCTGGACCAACATCACTGCGGTAATCACAAGTGTTGGGAACTGGACTGCCGACAAATCAGGTTATGCCTTTAACGGGGATGTGACTGCTAATGCCACTTATTTGGCAAATAATGTCACTCAAGTTAGAAATAATCTGTCCTTGTATGCTCTGCATGATGATCTTAATGGGAATGTTACTTATCTCGGAAACAATGTTACTCAGGTCAGAGGTAACCTTTCCTTTTACTCTTTACATACTGATGTTGAGGCAAACACAACATATCTTTCAAATAACATAACCCAGGTGAGGGGCAACCTTTCCTCTTACGCATTACACATAGATGTAAACGGGAACGTGACCCTCTTAGAAGGTAATGTTACTCAGGTCCGTAATAACCTCTCATTGTATGCATCACATGGAGATGTCACAGGGAACATAACCGCTTTAGGTTCAAGTCTACCGAATCTGTCATATGCTCAGGTGGTTGCAAATAGTGGCAATTGGAGTGCTGATAAAGCACTTTACGGAACTCTTCTAGACATCTCAGGGAACATTACCTTGCTTTGGACTAACTTCACTAATGTGATTTCGGGAATGTCTAACTTCACCTTGGCAGGTATAATGACTAACCTGGGTAATTGGAGTGCTGATAAAGCAACTGTGGCCAACAACAGCGATGTTACTGGTAATGTGACATTCCTCTGGACCAATATAAGCAATATCATATCAGGTCTTCCTAATCTTTCATTGTCATCAATCGTTACTAATATAGGCAATTACAGTGCAGATAAGAGTTCATTTGCTAACAACTCAGATGTGGTTGGAAATATCACCTTGCTGAATGCCAATCTGAGTAGTACAATCCTTAGTATTGGAAACTGGACTAAAGACAAGCCGGGATATCCGCCAATAGCTAACTGCACTCCACCCAATGTAGTTCAGAATATAACTGCAAGTGGGGTTCAATGCGTTGCTGTGGCTGCTTCTGGAGGAGTGGTTGATGCTGATGTTACTGGGAATATCACCCAGCTATGGACTAACATGAGTTATATCATCTCAGGGCTTCCCAATTTAACTCTGGCTTCAGTATCAACTAACCTGGGCAATTACAGCGCGGATAAGAGCAGTTATGCTAATCATTCAGATATTACCTCAAATATAACCAGATTGAATACTAATCTCAGCTCAACTATAACCAGCATAGGTAACTGGACTGCTGATAGTACCAATTATGTGAATCTCTCCGTTAATAGTCAGCAAGTAATAAATTGGAGTAACATTACCGGAATGCCCACTGGCTGTCCCGCGGGCTCTTACCTGACAAATCTTACAGGGACAAATGTCACTTGCATTTCTGCTATGAGAACTATTGGGGAGAATGTAACTGGGAATTATAACTTTCAAGGAGTTGGAAATGTTACCGTGTCTGGGTTTATTAACTTGACAACTTCCACTGTGGGCTGCCTCTGGCTTCCAGGGGGAGGGAAGTTCTGCGGAAACGCCACTTGCACAACTCTTTACAGTCCTAACGGCTTGACGATTATGGAAGCGTGCAACTGATGAATCCCAACCCAAGTATTTTCTTATTAACTTTCATTTTTGTTCTTCAGTTTGTTTTTACCAGAATCTCAAACAAGAGTTTGTTTGGTTGCTTTTGGAGTAATAGCGAGACTGATGGTTTACTTGGAAGAAATAAATGGTGGCTGATTTTACCCCTACTTGTACTCTGCCTTTCAGGAATAGCTTACGCATTAGACTATACTAATCCTATGCATTATTGGAAGTTAAACGCTTCAGATATTACTGATTATGTGGACAGCGGAGGTGATAAAACATTTGAGGATTGGGCGGCTAGTGCGCCTAACGGCACCGGTTTTAACCCATTAGGAATTAAAAACAGGTACTTCTCTGCCAACAATCAGCATTTTAATACCTCCCTTGATCCAGACATCCCATTTAGTTTTAGCTTTTGGATGAATAGCACAGCATATACTGGAACAATTGGCGGACATTATGTGCCAACAGCAACTCAGTATGATTGGTTTGTTATTAATCCTCAAAATTCAGTTTACAGAATCTGGTACCAAAATGCGGCAAGTTGTGGGGGGGCAACTAGCGTAATAACGATAGTACCAAAAACAAGAAGTAACCGGTGGCTTCATATCGTTCTGGTTTTTAACAGCACAGGAGTTACATCATTCTTGAATGGCACTCAATATAATCAAACATATACTGGATTTTGTAGTGGAACTCAAAGTGCACCAAGTGATGTTCACTTTGGAGCAATAGATGCCAATAATCCAACCACTATCTTTGATGAAATAGCTTATTATAATTTCAGCCTTACTCCAGCCGATGTTAGCAGCCTATGGAATGCAGGGGCTGGAAGCTTTTATCCCTTCTCTGGAGGCGTGACAAACACCACTCTCACAATCCAGACTAATACCACTTTTCTGAATAGCACAAGCAGTCATAGCTTTCTAATGTGGGCTAATGTTACCAATGCCAGCGACATTACACAGACTCGCGTCTATAACACAACTGGAAATTGTGTGAATGTTTGGAATACGTCAAACTCTGAGTTTGGAAGCGCGTATAACTGTTCGGGAATTGGGCTGGCAACGGGCAATTTCAGTATAAGCTTTTGGGATGCCAACGGCAACTACAACAGCTCAACAAATACTTCCAATACCATACCAGATAATTTAGGAACTGTGACTCTGAATAGTCCAGCAGCAGGCTATAAGGACCATTTGAATCTTACTGGTAATTATACTTGGACTGATCCCGACTTGGATGCTGCTAACTGCACAGCTATGGTGAATGGCACGATAAAAGCCACTGGCAATTCAGTTGCCAGTGGTTTAACTATGACTTTCACAACTACTGACATTAACGTAGATGGTGATTACAGTTGGATGGTTAATTGCAGCTATGGCGTTCTGGGAAGTAACAGGTCTTCAGCAAGCAGGGTATTCACCTTAGATACTGTTGCCCCGACTATTTACAATTACGCTCCTGCAAGTGATAATAGCACAAGAACCAGTCTAAACTTCACAATCAATTACTCCGCTTCAGACCCGAATAACTGGGGATACCAATGGTGGGCTAATTATTCCAATGGAACGCTGATTGCTAATGATACAATTACCGGATTGACACCGCCCACTTTCAACGTGAGTGCGAAGATCAACATCTCTGTCAATTATACCGGGTATATCCTGATTACCGAGTGCGCCTTGGACTCCCACTCGGTGAAAGTGTGGGATGAGACTCCTCAGATAAGCTTTAATACTTCAACACAATCAGTCAGCATCTTACTAGATTATTCTCGGATAAATCTTTCCTTTCGGAATTCAACCAATAAGAACTTCAGAATAGTTGGATTCACTTACAACAAGTTCACAGACCGGCTGACTTATAAATTCCAAATAGAGGGGGGAACATCAGCCAGGAGAACCTATAATTTCAGAGTTCAAACAACCCTTCCCCTAAGTGTGGTTAATGATGAATACCAGGGACACTTGATGGTTGGAACTAAGTATTGGCTGGACTGGGTAAACCCTGATATGACCGTGACCTTGAAGCGAGTTGATGCTTACACTTATGATGTTCAGATTATCACATCCAGCACGAACTTCTCCTTCAACAGCGTAGGAGGAAACAATGAGGCGTGCTTATACCTAAAGTATTACTTTCGCAACGACCCCCCGATATACCGGGGAACTTACATTAATGACACTAATCCCCACTTCGGGGATAGGGTTCAGTTCTCCGCCTGGCTCGGCAGTACGGACAACATAAGCAGTTATCAGCTTCTGAGTAACATCAGCGGGAGCTTTCTGAATATAGGTGCGAGAATCTACCTTAATAATGAAACGATATACGCGACAGAAGATGTTAATGTGACTCTTCCCTTCCTGGGTAAATTCTGCGGTTCTTTCAGCTATAACGATTCTATTAATAATCGCGTGGCAACACTTCTTAATTGCACAACGGTAAATAATACAGTTCCCGTTGGTATATTGGCAAATATCACCGCAACAGCCTATCCTGTAATTTCATCTGCCAATCTTACCGGATGGTGTAATGCCTCAGATGTTGATGGGCAAACTCTGAATTACAATTTCACCTGGTATTATAACGATGTGAAGAATGTTACCGGCGTATCCGATTATGGCAGCGACCTGGTTAACGTGAGTGCTTTCTCAGATTTGACTTACGGTGGCGCTTACAAGTTTGAGTGCATACCTTTTGACAGCCTTCTCGCCGGAAGTGCAGTGAACAGTTCTGCCATTTACGTGGAGAATGCCACAGTTCAGATTTGCGCTTATTCTGGAAGCGGGAATTATGCGATAAACTGCTCCCTGAGCTGCAATATAACAACAAGGGTTGATATGAGGAAAAACAACGTGACTCTATTCAGCTCAGGTGACGTTAGGATATACTCAGGGAGTGACACTCAGATGTGCTACCAAGAATCGGCTAACGCTTCAACAATAGGGGATGGAACTTGCAATTTAGACTATACGGGAACATATGCAGGTTCAACTGGAACAATAAAAAATCTTGACTGGGTAGATGGAGATTGGAGCACAAAGGGAACAATATCAGACACAGTATATGTGAATTATACAAAGCCAGCTAATAGCAATCACGGGACTATATGGTCAGTAAAGTCGGTTGGTATAGGAGAGCCTGTGGTCAATTATACAATCCCTTTGGCTTGCTGGAATTTTAATGCTAATTTATTGATGCTCAGATTGAAATCTGACAGTTCTCCAGGAGATTATTTTAATTGTTATAACAGCACGGATTGGCTTGAAGTAGCGTCAGGAGATGGATATGCCTTATATGAGGAAGGTATATGGTGGAATATCAGCATGCAAGTTGGAAGGATTTATAACTTCACCAAGTTTAGGGTAACTACTGGATGCAGAGTTCACACTCTGGCAGGTGGTCAAGTTGGCGGATAACAAAGTAACTGGAATCATAGGATTGGTGATGCTCCTGGCGGGGTTTGGCGGAAGTCAGTTTATAAGCCAGGATAGCTTATCAAGCATCTATGTCTGTTCTGCTTCCATTCAGTATGGAATATTCTACGGGGGCATTAGCTCTACTGGACTGATCGCTTATCCTTACAGTCAGAATAGAACGGGCTCAGTGAAGTGCACTGGAGGTGTTTGGATGAGCCTAGTTGATTATGCAAAGCTTAATAATGTCGGCATAGAATCATTCATACAGATAAGCGTTCCCCAGCCGATAAGTCAGGCTATGGGAAGGGTTTATACTTGTGACAGGTTTAAATGTTCACCAGTTGGAGGATGAGGACAAGATGGTAATGGCAAGAAAGAGGGAAGTGAGAAAGGCAGGACCGGCTTACGGGCAGCCTGCAGCGAATCCGCAGAATAGGAGTTTTATGCAAGTACCCACGGAGATGACCATTCCAAGGAGGCCAACTCAGCTCTTTGTGAATGAGGTTATGGTCTTGTTGGAGATTAGAACTCTGCTTGAGGAACTTCTTATGGAAGTAAGGAGCAAGCCATGAATAGCCCAAGCCATATTATGGAAGAGCAGACTGAGACTCCCAATGACGTTAAGACCCGGAGGAATGTCACGAGGAACAGTCAGATTTGGGAGAACGGATATGGGCCGAGAGCAAGCGTCCAGTAATGCTTAAATACCAGAAGATTCAATTACCCTCTTAAGTGAGGGCAAGAGCCCCGTGAGCGACAGTTAAAGAATACCAAGAGGTAGAGAACTATGGCTATGATAAGAACACCTGAAGGAAAGAAGCCCGTTGAGGCGCCTGTTGCAGTGGAAGCGAAAGCTCCAGCAGTTAAGCTTGTTTCTATAAGTATGCTGCCTTCCGATGTTGACCTTTTCAAGAAGATACTTGCAATTGCCAGGAGTGGATTTCCAGATTCGGGAGTGAAGTCCCTCGCTGCAAAGCTTGAAAGTCAGCTTTAGGAAAATAACGGCCTGGAGGTCGGAAATATGGCATACTGTGTAAATACTGATGTGTATAGTAAGACTGGACTCTCAACTTCTGAAGTAGCTTCTGCCCTGGTTGACGCTTACATACTTGAGGCTACAGCAGAGCTTGAAAGCCTTGCAGGGAGAAGCTTTGCCAATGGAAATTCAGTCACCGAGTATATCGGATTTAGAGATAAGGACATAACCGGATTATATCAGAATAATCTTCAGCTTTCTCATTACCCAATACAGAGTATTTCACTCTTCACCAAGTTAGATTCTGACGGTACAGCCACAACGACCTATGCTAATCTGACCTCCGTTCAGATTACAGCAGGAACGATAAGCACTGTGGACTACTGGCTGAACACGAGCAATGACAGCTTAACCAATAGCATCCTTCCTAACGGGCAGATTATGATGAAGACCGATACCTTCCCGGCAAGCACTCACGGAGCTAAAGTCACATATACCTACGGGTATGCTACAGTCCCTAAATTAATTGAGAGTGTCACTTCCTGCCTTGCAGGGATAAGGACTTGGCTTCACTTCATAGGAGCCAGCTACAACCGCTTGAACAGCTATTCCATTCCCCAGCAGACTGTTCAGAAGGGAGACTTTTACCAGAGGGGAATGCAGAACATCAACCTCTTAACTGAGGAAGCCAATAGGCTTCTGGATAGGATTGGCAGGGCTCCAAGAACCTTCATACTTGCCACGGGAGGCAACAGATGACTCTTGCTTCTGATGGCGTTGTTATTGATGATTTCAACCAGATACTGACTGACTTTACCAGGACAATCAGCTTGAGCGTGGTGACTAAGACTACCGATGCTATGACTGGAGAAGAAACCTCAACTTATGCTGCAGCTTCAAACGTGTCTGTTGTGTTCTTCCTTGAAGACCTCAGGTACATCTGGGAGCTTGCAGGCCTGGTTGCTGTTGGCGATGCCTATGTTATTGCCCCAGCCACTTTAGGAATTAAAAGGTATGATAAGTTCACTATTGATGGGGCAACCTATATCATAGATAATGTGGAGAACAGGTATGTATTGCAAACGCTGATGCAGACCTACTGCACCTGCTTAAAGGCATAAAAGATGGGAATCTGCGAGGTATGCGAGAAAAGAGAAGCAACAACGAGAATTGACGTTTGCGATTCCTGCAGGAATGAGATCATAATGGACCTTTCAGGACTAGAAGATGTTAATTGGAATATCAATAATGGCAGAACGCTATGCCGAGAATGTCATAAAAAGACAGAAACATATGGCAATAGAAAAGGAAAAACTCATGCTAATAAGTAAAACAGCAATGCAGAGGATTTTAACCAAAATCGGTGCTCTCGTTAAGGCTGATGCGATTAGGCGCTGCCCTGTTGATATGGGCCAGCTTAGAATGAGCATTGACTTTGAAGTGGGAGAATCCAGCGTGACTATCTTTTCCAGGCTTCCTTATGCTGCTTACCAGGAGTTCGGGACAGGCATATACCACATCAATTCTGAGGGACTTCCTGAGCCCCACGAGGGCTGGGATATTGTTCCCAAGGATAAGAAGGCATTGCGCTTTGAAGTCGGTCCTAAGGGCAAAGGAGGGGGCAAGGTGGTGTTTGCCAAGAAGGTTCACATTGAGGGAATGCAACCGCACCCTTATCTCAGACCGGCTGTTCACGAGAACCTTGAGGGAATGAGCCAAATCATAAAAGCGGAGATGGGCAGGCAATGACCACTATTAATATTCAGCAAATTCGTGATGAGCTTTGCCAGTTCCTCAGACTTTCAGATGTCCTTTCTACTGCTGTCAGGGGAGTCACGAGAACGACATCCACTTATACTGTCGGGGTTGGTGGGGAAGCTGCTCATACCTTCACAGGTAACATTCCAGTAAGGGACTTTAAAAGCCTTACGGTGGATGCCGCTGCGAAATACTACCTTCGGGATTATACGATGAATTGGAATACTGGAGTCTTAACTTGGAATTCGGCGTTGACTAACGGCCAGGTTGTAGTCTACCAGATAGATTGGAGTGCGAGTGATAAGATATTTCCGGACTTTCCAAGAGATGATCTCACATTGGGCTTGTCCTTTCCCCGAGTTGGCTTGGAATTGGTCAGCATATCCACGGTTCCCCTGGGACTTGGCGGAGCGAATCACATAAGCGATTTGATGTTCACAATCCAGGTAGTTGCTCCCGCAAACAAGGACACTTCAGTATCCTCAGGTTATGGGGGACTGTCTGACCTTGAGGAAACAATGAGGTTAATTCGTGCAGCTATCAGAGCAAGTGCAAAGTCTTTTTACACTTTCCAATGGATTTACCCTTTGGGCTTAGGTCCGCTTTTCAAAGGACTGCCTTATAATAAGACGATAAGCCAGGGAGCAGACTATCGTATCCGCTTCCTGGTAGAATAAACAATATGGAGGAGATGATTTATGGCACAGAGCGTTAGTTCAGGCGCATACTCATACGTTAATTTTGGCTTTGAGTCTACCTACGGCACAGTTGCTGCTTCTTTTCCCCGGCCTTTCGGGAATGGAAGTAAACTCAGTATAAGCCGCAGGAACAATATGGAACGGGTTGTTGGCATTGGAGCCAGGAATGCTTCAGCTACCGTAGCTAAGAAGTTTGAGGGAGTTGCAACTGTTGACTTTCTGTTGGGCGCGGGGAATACGGCTATTGCTGATGGCGGTGCAAGCTGGCTTAGAGCTGTGTTGGGAGCGGTTCCGACAGATGCTGGAACTGGGCCGACCACTCATACTTATGCGGAGTCTAATACCCTGGTTGCTTTTTCAATTCAGAATGGCGTTGAATTAGGATCTGCAGATTATGTTTCTGCTTTGGTTGGTTGTAAAGTGCAAAGTTGCACTATCTCTGCTGCGGTTGGGGAAGTGGTTACTGTCAGACTTGAATGCCCTTACCGCACTGAGAGTATGGCGACTACGCCAGTAGCTCCAGCTATTGCTGTGAATGAGACTCCTTTGACTTTCGCTCAGGGAACTCTCAGCGTAAGTGGAACAACTGTTGGTTATGTGCAGAGTGTTGAGTTGACCATCACAAATAATGTGGAGATGGTTTGGGGACTTGGAAGCAGATACTCAACAGCGGGGCCGGAGAAGACTCGCACTTATGATTTCAGGATGAATGTTGCCTTATCAGATGTGAGTCTTCTATTGGAGAAGTTCTACGGGAAAGCTGCCACGGTGGCAGTTACGGACCTTGCGACTTTGAATCCGGCGGGGGTGGCTTGCGTTTTGACCTTTGATAATGGGTTGGGAACGACTTCAATGAGGAAGATTGTGTTCACCTTTGCGAATCTCTTCCTTAATGAGCACAGCTTGAATTTGGATGTGAATGATACGATTAAGGAGGATGTGACTGGCTGGGCGCACAGCTGCACT